GTTTGTTCGACTCACCCTTAATGTGGGTTGGAAGAACTAGTTAGCTAGTCTGCAGAGTGGCCAACATAGGCTAATGGAATAGACACCTCTATTTAAGGAGGGCTATTGAAAAGCCTAATGTTGCTCTGGTATCAGATCGCCAGTGAAATGGCGGTCAGATGTTGCACTAGCACCACCAAGGACTACGAAGTAGTCCTTAGTCGGTCGGAATCTGAAGGTATCTCGTTTTTGACGATAACCCTTCCGAACTTTGGAAAAGACTTCGAAAGAAGTCTTGACCAGGAGTTCGTCGATCGCCGTCTTTTCAGCGGTTTCCGCTGGAAAGGAGGGCTCCCCCGATTTCTCGGAGGTTTCCTCGATCGAATTTTCGACCGTGATACGGGTGTGTTGCTTGAGAATCCTTGCGAAGAAGCAATCATTGCCGTTCGTCAGCTTACGCTGATGTTCGGTAAGATTCTTCTTCCTTGCAGTGATGCAAGGACGAAGAGCGCTTTTCGCGAATTCATCAAGTGTGAGCAGGAAGTGGCCGACCACTCGACGTCAATGGATCTCGCCGACCTAGACGAGTTCCATCGAGTGGCGGAGGTACTGTTCCACGATCTCTTTGCCTATTTGGACCATAAAATCCTCATAGGAGAAGTGATCCCGGCACACGGACCAGGTGCGACTGCTGACAAGTTGCGTGGAAACGCAAAGTGGCGGCAGAACGTCTGGACCGAGCGTCTCGAGGAATATCTGCCAAGTGCAGATTTCCTAGTTCCTAATCGTTCATTCGAAGAGGAACTCGACGCTGTGCACTTCCTCGAACCCGAGTCTGAGATGCCCGTTTCGGTCATCACAGTCCCTAAAACGCTCAAAACACCTAGGATCATCGCTGTCGAACCTACTGCTATGCAATATGCACAGCAAGCAGTTCGGCACGAGATCTATGACTACGTCGACACCGATTATCGGTTGCGACGTATGATCGGTTTCCGAGATCAGACGCCTAACCAGCGTTTGGCTAGAGAGGGTTCCATCGTTGGAACTCTAGCTACACTCGATTTGAGTGAAGCTTCCGATCGTGTTTCGAATCGGCTTGTCCAGGAAATGCTCCGCGACCACCTCTGGTTGAGGGGGACCGTGGAATCATGCAGATCCTTCCGAGCCGACGTACCTGGTCATGGTGTTATACACCTGGCCAAGTACGCGTCTATGGGTTCAGCTCTCACCTTCCCTATCGAGGCGATGGTATTTCTTACCGCCGTCTTTGTCGGGATTGGTAGGGAGCTCAACACCCCTGTTGATGAGAACCTCGTAAAGAGGTATTCTCATCGGGTGCGCGTGTTCGGCGACGACATTGTCGTCCCCGAGCGCTTTGTGCGTTCCGTGATCTCGTCACTTGAACTCTTTGGAGCTAAAGTGAACGAGCGCAAGTCCTTCTGGAACGGTCTGTTCCGGGAATCTTGCGGTAAGGAATATTATGCTGGCACGGACGTTAGTATTGTCCGTGTTCGCCGAATGTTCCCTTCATCGCGGAGGGACGCGCAGGGAGTTATTTCTCTTGTTTCGCTTCGTAACCAGCTTTACTTTGCTGGTTACTGGCAAACAGTGAAATGGTTGGATGAAATGATCGAGAAGATGTTGATTCACTTCCCGACAGTTCTTCCTTCCTCCCCTGTGTTGGGACGCCATAGTTTTCTGGGTTTTGAAACCCAGAAGATGGGAAAGCGCCTTCATAACCCTTTGGTTAAGGGTTATATTCAGGTGAGTTCCCCCCCTCTAGATCCTCTAGAAGGGCACGGCGCCCTACTCAAGTATCTCACAAAACGAAGTGACAAGCCAAGTCACGACGCGAGACATCTTGAGCGTTCTGGGCGACCCCGAGTCGTCAACATCAAACTCGGGTACGCTTCAGCAATTTAATTGCTGAAGGGGGTCGAAAGGCCCCGCGGGG